GTTGAAGCGCTGACTGACTTTGCCCGCGATGAGCAAACCCACGTCGCAATTGTGGTCCACATGCGCAAGGGTGACGACGAATCCAAGCCGGTCGGCAAGATGGGCGTTAAAGGCTCGGGCGGCATCACCGACATGGTGGACACCGTGTTGGAGGTCTGGCGCAACAAGGCCAAGGAGCAGGCCGTTGCAATCTCCAAGGCAACCGGGGCTCCGCTTGAGGATAAGTGGCAGGGTCAGCATGACGTGCTCTTGCTCTGCCACAAGCAGCGATTCAGTGGCAAGGAAGGCAGGTTTGGCCTTTGGTACGACCCAGGCACGACGCACTACCTATCAGGGCCGGGGCACAAGCCGCGCACGCTACTGCCGCGGGACAAGCAGGCGTCATTTCCCGTGTCTGAGTCTGTCGCGGCAGATGACGACTTCGATGACACGTTCCCGTCCGACAAGGCGGCCGCATGAGCCTCATCCCGACGCCAGCGCAGACGCTGCGCCATTTCGCCGAGTGGCTGGACGGGCAGGCGGCCCGATATGACCACCTTCTATGGCGAGATCGCGGCGAGCGATCGACGGTCGCCGAAACATACCGCCAGATCGCATCCCAGGCGCGCCAGCAAGCCCACCGCTACCAACGGCTAGCCGCATTACAGGCGAACGAGGACGCCAATGACTGACGCATACGCGAACAAGCGCGGAGGCTCCTGGCAGGAGAGCCCTGGCTGGAGCCAGCGATACATCGTCAGCACGGCTGAGCAAGTTGCGATGAAGTGGGTAATCGGGGGTATCGAAACAAGGAGGGCGAGTGCATTACGCGCTCTGGCCGGGGCTTATATTACTGGAAAGCCGTGTCTTCAAAGAAAGCAGGGGGCAACAATGCGCAGATTTAAGTCAATCGCCGAAATAGAGGCTACGGAACGGTATGTCAAAGATCAGCCTATGGGGCTGGACAACTACAGTCGTCTTGAGGGTTGGTATCAGCTTGAAAAGGAAGAACTCCGCTGCTGCGCACGCAAGCCATCCGGAGGGCTATGCCAAACGCCGCACAAACGCGGTTGGGTGGCGCGCGTATTGGAGGGCCACCTCACCGTTATCGGCCACTACTGCGCGAAGAACAAGTTCGACACCGACTCCACCATCATGCGTGACATTTCCTTCGCAACGAACGCGATTGATGCTGAGGAATTGAAAGCGCGGCTTGCTGAGCTCCTCGCGAGTAGGGATCAAGGCCTGGTCGAGATAAATGCAGCTATGGTTGAACTCGACGCGAAGCGGCGCGAACTGTTGGCGCTGCTGGAGGGGGTCGGTCGTGGCAACAGGCGGAAGTTGGAGGAGCTTTCTCGGTCAGATGGCGCTGTCGCAATAGAGGGACGCACCCCGGCTGTCCGAGATGCTGACGGCGATATTATCGAGGATGGGCGAGTAATTGCTATTCCGGTTGGCAGCGTCGTCGGGGTCAGAGCATGCAACCCAACCATGATTTCCCCGGTAGCTGACGAACTTAGGACGTATCGAAAAATTCTAGAGGAAGCGAACGAGCATTCGCTGACCACTGGATCAAAGGCGATCCGGCAGCTAAATGCGACTCTTGCGGACTACCCGCGAGCAATCAGCCAAGCGACTGCTGTAACCAATGAGATCGAGTTGTTTCTAATGGGTGACCTAACCGCGGCCTGCTTCCTTGTAGCCGATTGGAAAGAGCGGATCGCCGTCGGTCGCATTGCGATGGCCAGACTGGGAAAGAGCGGAGATCCGAAGGCATGGATCCAAAAAATCGAGGCGACCTTACGCCACCGCTACAACGTGAGTCAGATACGTATCGGGGTTTCTCAATGAGCGCCAGAACGCTTGATACAAATATTTTCACAGGCAAGCAGCGCCCGATTGAGGAGCGCATCGCTGCGCTGATGGGACGTTCCGCCTATCGGGACATTCGCGATGGGTTTGCTGGCGGGGGCCGCCTAGCGATCACGGACCAAGATGTTGCGGCAGCGATAGGTGGAGCTGCGGCAACGGTTGGGCGCATCGCATTGTTGGCCCTGGAGACCTACTACGGCTCGACCGCGATGCACCAACACGCGTTGGTGAGGGCATGGGAGGAGAAGGAGCGCAAACAGGGAGACACGCGCGAGCGAATCGTACTGACCCGGTTTTCTGGCGCCCTGGCGGTACAGCAGGCGGCAGGAGGAAGGGTCGCCAGCGCTGCATATACCGAGTATGCGTATCTGCTGTTCTCGCGCAGGGAGCTGCTTGAGTACCGGGTGCGGGAGGCTGCCGCCTGGCTGGACGAGCTGAGAACCGCCGCCCTACGGGCAATGAAGGTGCAGCTTTTCCAAGACCATATTGACGGGACGAGAAAAGCAGGGTAAAAATCCATCATCCAAACAAGCCCCTAGCGAAAGCCGGGGGCTTTTGCGTTTCAGGCTGCGGCGCGCGGTTTGTGTTCGCCCGCCCATACCAATCCGCCGCCATCGCGCGCGACCCCCGAGCCCCTGCCCTAACCGGCGGGGCTTTCTCATTCCGGAGCCAGCATGTCCCAGCTACCTTTGCCGATGAGCCCTGAGCAGGCGCTGTCGCACGTCATCGTGCCTGCGCTTGCCGAGTTGGGCGACGGCATGGACTCGCCGCCGGCTCGCGTGCAGATCCTGGCGACGGGCATGCAGGAATCCGGCCTCAAGTACCGCCACCAAGTTGGCGGCCCAGCGCACGGCCTGTTTCAGTTTGAGCGGGGTGGCGGCGTTCGTGGCGTCCTGACCCACTCGGCGAGCCAGCGGCGCGCACGGGCGCTGTGTGAGCTGCATGGCATCGCGCCAACCGTGGCTGCGGTGTATGACGCCATCGAGCACGACGACGTGCTGGCGGCTGGATTCGCGCGCCTGCTGTTGTGGACGCTGCCGGTTGCACTGCCGGCGATCGGCGACGAGCAGGGCGCGTGGAAGCAGTACATCGAGGCGTGGCGGCCGGCGCCGCGGGATGAGGCCGAGCGCCGCGCTCGCTGGGCCAGGGTGTACCCGCTGGCCGTGAAAGCCGTCCGGGGCAGCTGATGCCCCGTCGTCGCGAGGCCATCGCTGGGCTTGAGGGGGTCATCCAGCTTACGGAGACGCCCAACGCCCGGCCGACCGCCAAGATGCTTGAAACGATCAACGGCCGGGTGCGCGAGGCGATCGAGCTGTTGCGAGTCCCGGACAGCACACGAAAGCGGGTGGATTTCATCCTGCTTGCGATCCAGCAAAGCACCGAGATCCGTGTGCACCAACGCAACGGCAATGTGCTGAAGCGGGCGCACATCGTCGACCCCGAGCTGTACCACTGGAGCATTTCCCAACTCCACGAGCTGGCGATTTCCCAATGATGCTCCCCAAGGTCATCCGAGCGCTTGGCCTGGAGCCAGTGCCTGACGTGCACAACTGGCAGCGGTGGTGGTCGGCGAAGCTGGATGCAATGGCAATCGCTGTCGGCTCCATTGCAGTGGCCTACACGCAGCTGCCTCCCGACTGGCAAGCGGCGCTCCCCCATTGCTTGTTGACCGCCCTAGCGATCATTGGCTTGGTCATCAAGTCGGCCAGTTTGGTCATGCGCGGCGTGAAACAGCCGTGCCTGCACGAGGACGAGCGATGAACCGCTGGCTGACGCTCGCCGCATTCGTGGCCTGGACGGCCCTGGCGTTCTGGATGGGCCGCGAGTGGCGCGACCGCAGCGCCGACGTGGACGTGGCGACCAGCGAAACCGCAGCCGTCAAGGATTCCTTGATTGCTGAGCAGGGCGCCCGCGCTGTCGAGCAGCAGCAAGCCGTGGCAACCCAGGACGCAGCAGATGCCGCAGACGCCCGAGAGGACAAGACAGATGCCGACTACAACGCGCGCATGGTGGCTGCTGTCGCCGGCCGTGATTCTGAGCTTGGCAGGCTGCGCAAGCAGTGGGCCGGTTGCGAAACCGACCGCCTGTCCGGTGATGCAGCCATTGCCGCAGAAGCTGCAGAACAAGACCGACTACGCCAAGCAAGTGCGGCAAGAGCTGTACGAGCCTGCGAACTCGCCCAGTCCGAGCGAGACGAAGTCATCGACCGGTACAACGTTGCCGCCGGCACCGGCCCGGCGCAAGCCGTGACCCCGGCGGGCCAGGTGAAGCCGTGAGCAATGGAGCCAAGGCCAAGCCAGAAGCTGGCAAGAACTCTGGGGGCAGGCCGAGCCTATACAGCGCCGAGCTGGTGGAGACCATCGCTGACCGCCTGAGTAAGGGCGAGCCTATGGCGGTCATCTGCCGCGATGAGGGGATGCCCGCCTACCGGACCGTGAAGGACTGGATGGACAGCCGCCCGGAGGTTTCCGCAGTCATCGCGCGCGCGCGCGAGGAAGGCTTCGACACGATCGCCGCCGACTGCCTGCGCATCGCCGACACGCCGATGCCCGGCAAGGTCGAGAGGCGGGAGCTGCTGGGCGTGCTGAAGCGCAAGGACGAAGCCGGCGAAGAGCAGGCCTTGGTGCTGCCGGACGCGGAACTGGTGGTGACCGAGGAGCGCACCGAGGACATGCTGGGCCACCGCAAGCTGCAGATCGAAACCCGGCTGAAGCTGCTGGCGAAGTGGGACCCGAAGCGGTACGGCGACCGCCAGACCATCGAGCACCAGGGCCGCGTGTCGCTGGAAAGCCTCGTCGCGGGTGAAGAGCCGGAGCCGCAGCAGGCGTGAGCCAAGCCAGCACCATCGCCCAGGCGCGGCAGCGGATCAGGCTGTGGCGCGAGGATCCGGTGCGGTTCGTCGTGGACAACTTCGGCGTGGAGCCGGACGAGTGGCAGCGGGATGCGCTGGCGGCCATGGGCGGCCCGGCCAAGGCCAACCGCAAGCTGTGCTTGAAGGCATGCACCGGACCAGGCAAGTCCGCAACGCTGGCGTGGATCGGCTGGCACCGACTGGCATGCTTCGCGTCCAAGGGCGAGCACCCGAAAGGCGCGGCGCTGTCGATCACCGCCGACAACCTCAAGGACAATCTGTGGGCTGAGCTGGCGAAGTGGCGGAACCGCTCGGAGTTTCTGAGCGCGGCCTTCACCTGGACGAAGGAACGGATCTACGCCAACGACCACGAGGAAACCTGGTTCCTGTCGGCGCGGTCGTTCGCCAAAGACGCCGATGCAGAGGCGATCGGCAAGGCGCTGTCGGGCCTGCACAGCCAGTACCCGTTCATCCTGCTGGACGAGACCGGCGAAATGCCGGCGGCGATCGGCAAGGCGGCCAAGCAGATATTCACCGGTTCCCCGGTGGATGCGGCGATTGCGCAGGCCGGCAACCCGACCAGCTCCGCGGGGCTGCTGTACGAATCGTGCGGCGGTGGCGGCTGGACCGTCATCACCATCACCGCCGACCCGGACGACCCGAAGCGCACGCCGCGCGTGAGCAAGGAGCACGCGCAGGAAATGATCGACGAGCACGGGCGAGAGAACCCGTGGGTGATGGCGACCATCCTGGGCCTGTTCCCGCCAGGCGGGTTCAGCTCGATGATCGGCATCGAGGAGCTGGAGACGGCGATGACCCGCCACTACCGGCCGGAGCAGTACCGCGCGGCGCCGGTGATCCTTGGCGTGGACGTGGCGCGCGAAGGGGACGACAAGAGCGTGATCGCGCGGCGGCAGGGCCTGGTCCTGTTCCCGCTGGACAGCATGCGCATCCCGGACACCACGCTGGTCTCCGCGCGCGTCTCGATGGTGCACGACGAGCACCGGGCCGATGGGATGTTCGTCGACGAGACGGGCGGCTACGGCGCCGGCGTGGTGGACGACCTGCGGCGCAGGAGCTACGACCCTATCGGCGTGAAGTTCGGCGGGAGCCCGCTCGACAAGCGCTATTTCGACAAGCGCAGCGAAATGCTGTTCCTGGCCTGCAAATGGATCCGGGAGGGCGGAGCGCTGCCGCCGGATCCGGACCTGAAAGCCGAGCTGCTGGCGCTGCGGTTCGTGTTCCAGAAGGACAAGTTTCGCGTGGTGCCCAAAGACATCATCAAGAAGGAACTGGGTCGTTCGCCGGACAAGGCCGACGCCCTGGCATTGACGTTCGCGTACTCGGTGCAGCACCGGCCCCGCTTCCCCGACGGCACGCCGATG